GAGCACCACTGCCGGGCGTTCCGGTCACCGAAGTGGGCCTTGAGCCACTGGCCGCAGCGGTGGGCCATCTCGGGAGACTCAAAGATGCCGGGCTTGTAGCCACGGGTCGAAATGGGCTCGATGCGGGTCTTCACGTCGGTTGTCTCCACGGGTGCAGCGCGGTGCAGAACCTTGAGCAGTTCAGCTTTGCGGGCCTCAGCGGCCTCGCTCTTGGCAATCGCGGCCTTGATCCGCTCAGCCTTGGCCAGCAGTGCGTCGTACTTGGCCTGGCGGGCCTCGACGGCCTCGACGGCGGATCGCTCGCCCTCAACGGGCATGCCATCGGCGTTCTCTACAGCCTCGTCAGCAGCAACCTCTTCATCGAGCATGCCGAGCTCAGCGAGAGTGGCGGCGAGTTCGTCGAGAAGTTCTTTGACCTTGCTGGCGGCCATGTGTGTGGCTCCTGTGTGCGGTAGGTGGTGACCTATTCGCACGGTAGAGCCTTGGCTGGCACTCCTTGCAGAATGCGTGCTGCGAGTAGTTACCTAGTTAGGTAACGAGCGCCGGCGAATCTCGCACGACTTCACGCACTGCTTCGCAGTGTGCCGGCAGTTCGGGCACCGCAGATACCGCGTACAGACGTTCGCCTTTTCCACAGACGCATACACGCCAAGACGTGCAGAGCGGCAGTGGCCGCAAACATCACCCGACTTTGTGGCCATGCTGCCTCAGAAACCTACGAATCGCCTTCTCGGACTTCGCATCCCGTCGAAGTTCCGGCAGCTTCAGCGCCGGTCGGTGCGATTGTAGAAACCGCTCATAGCTGCGAACCGCTACGCCAGTGGTGGCCTGCTCATACGCTGGCGTCAGCACTGGGGAAACGTCGTAGACGCCTTCCACCTCATGAACGCTGCGGATTGCCGTGCCGTCTTCGTCTTTGTCCCACGACTCCTGGCCAATGACGAAAGCAAAGCTTGAGCCCCACACGTCACCTCGAGCGATGAGCGTAGAGAGATCCCGGCCCAGCTGCGTGTCGGGCACCTCGACGCTGTACCGCATGCCCTCGTCATCGGTGTCCACCGTCAGAGTGCCGCTGCGAGTTGAGCCTAGGACGAAGTTTTGGTCATGGTTCCACAGGGCAACCACTGGGTGTGGCTGTTCTTTGAGGGCACGAGTAAACGCCCCCGGCATAATCTGCTCGCGGAACGTGCCCAGCATCGTGCTGCGTACGTTGTACTTGGCCGCATAGCCCCCGATATACGCCTTGCCGGCTTCTCGGGTTTCGAGCGTCAGCGGAAGAGCCACGCAGCGGCGTTCCATTTCAATGTTCATGTTTCGGCCCTCGTTGTCTGCGGCATCCATCTGCCGAGTGAGTTTGTTTGCCCATGCCTGGCCGGGATCGCCGCCCCACAGAGCCCAGGCGATACGCCCAGCACTGGGAAACCCGTCTTCGCTTGGCTGGAATCCTTGGCCCTTCTTGTCCACCTCATGACGAGCGAAATACGACGCCATGCGGCGTGCAGTGTCGGGGCTGATATTCGTGCCGTTGGACAAGTCACGGGCACGGGCCACGCCAATGCCTGTTCCGCCACGGTTGAACTCGTCGCGCCATGCCAGCCCTCTGGAGGCCTCCTTGCGGACACCATCAGGTGGCGTGAAGTCGATGTTGTCGTACTTAGCCACGCTTGCGGCTCCCACGTTTTGGCTTCGCCTTCTCTTCAGGCGGCGGGGGCGGCAGCGGGTCAATCTTCGTCAGCGTTGAGAACTTGTGGCCTACCTGCGTGTCGGTCTTCTTCCAGCCGCCTGAAACTTCTTGGTAGACGCTGATTAGCGCAGCTGGATCGTCCGCAGTTCCCTCAATATTGAAATTGCTGCCCGGCACGTTGATCGTGCCGTCGCGCACCACGCGGTCAATCTTTCCACGACCACGGCCGCCCGACGAATTCCACGACACAAAGTCGCCAACGTCCACGGCGTCTGGGGCAGAACGCGGCACCGGGCTAACAGGATTAACGGCACCTTCTGGCGGCGTCACGCCATTGAGCAAGTCGTCGGTGTACGACACGGGCAGGTTGTCGGCCGGGGCAGGCTCGCCAGCATTACCAACGCTGGCATCGGCCGCGATGCCCTGCATCGTGGTCAAGTTCATCTGCATGTACCGCTGATCGCCTTCTGGGCCAATCGGGTTCATGTTCAGAACCTCGCGGCACTCGTTGACGCTGTAGATGCCGGTCGTGAGCATTGTCTGCAGCCATGCACCTTGGGCGGCCAAGTCGCCACGCAGCAGGCCACGGGTATCGAACTCAGCGAAGTACACCTCGTCCTGCGTCACCAAGTCGCGTGTGATGGCGGATTCCCAACGGCGGAACCACGGCAACAGCGTCTGCTGCACCAAGTCGATGGCGGCCTGCTCCTGGCTTGCGTAGCCAACCTTGGTTTTGTCTTGCACATACGACGGGTCTACCCGGTACGCACGGCAAATCTCAACCGTCTGATAGGCCCGCGTCTCAAGGAACTGGCTCGCCTCGTTGGACGCCTGCACGTCCTTCCAATGCACGCCCTGCGGCAGCACGGCCGTTCTATGAGCCCGGTCAGCGCCCCTGTGAATTCTCTCAAACTGCTCACGCAGCCGCTCGGCAGTTTCAACCGTGATCGGGTTGTCGCTTTCCATCAGCCCCGACAGCCGGCAGGCGTTGCCGAAGTACGATCCGCCGTGAGCCTCAAGGGCTTGGGCCAGGGCGATAGCGTCACGCGAGAGCGTGATGGGCAGCATTCCAGTCACGCCGTCTTGGCTCAGCCACCGCAGGTGGAAAATCTGATCCTGCCGGTAGTAAGACTCGGTGCCGTTCTGCTCGCGGTAGCAATAACGCAGCGTGCCGTCCTCCAGCTGCTTCACCGTCATGCGGCTGGGGTGCAGCGGCCAGAGCTCAGTGACAGCCCCGGCGGAACCGCTGCGGATCTCAGCGTAGGCGTTGCCGTACAGCAGGCAGTGGGCCGTCAGCATTTCGCGGAACTCAAACGACGTTTGCCAGCCGTTTGGGGCCTGCGAAAGAATGCGATATAGCGGCAGATCGCGGGCACGCTCTTTTCCGCCCTCTTGCAGCCGCCGGTACAGGTGCAGCGGAATCGTGGCCACGTTCTCGGCAATCAGCCGCACGCAGGCCAGCACAGCCGAGCACATCAGCGCCGTCTCGGGCGTGATGCGAACCCCGGCCGGGCCTCGAGCAGGTGACTCGCTCCACCCGTCGCCGTACGAGCCACGCAGATCAATGATGCGGTATGACTTCTCGGGCGTCTCGGCGTTGGCGATCATATCGTGTGGATTTCCCAGGTTTGTTCTGGCTTCGGTGCCGTCGCCTTCTGCCAGAGGCCAACGGCCTCAACGAGCCCAATCATGCCGTCGATGCGTTCCGTGCTCTTGCTCTTGCTTAGTTTGATGTCGCCTGCGTGGTTCATTTCGATTGCCACGGAACTGGCCATCCACGACAGCAGCGGGTTGTTGGCGTGCCGCAGCTTGCCCGAAAGCACCAGCGTCTCTAGGAACTTGGCAGGGCTCGACATTGAGCCGAAACCCTGCCTGAACTCTACGATTTCAAAGCCGTCTCCTTGCAGTTGCTGCGAGATGTGCTGGGCGTTCCACGGGTCTATGCCCATCTGCCGAATCACGAAACGCTTGCTGATTTCGTTGATGTCTCGCCGCACGGTGTCGTAGTCGGTGGCGTTGCCGTCTGTGAGCCGCAGCAGAGGCCCGTACTCGTTGCGTTCTTTGGCCCAGTCCAGGTAGGGCACCTTGTCCCGGTGTGCCCGGCCTTGGGCGTTCTCAGCAGCGGCCCAGAAGAATGGCAGCACGTCAAAGGTGCCGTCATCGTCAGGAAAGAGATACACGGCGCACGTCAGGTCCGTGGTGCTCGACAAGTCCAGCCCAACGTACGCCTGGCGGCCGTCGAGTGGTCGCAACTCGCCACCGCACGCAGCCCACTTGTCGGGCAGAATCCACCGCACGTCTGACGCCGTGGCCACGTCCAGCCGGTAACGCAGGAACGAGTTGAGTTTGCTGGGGCTGTTCTTGGCTTCTAGTGCGTCTGCCGCAAATGACTCCAGCGTGATGGTGTGCCCCAGCGACGGGTTGGCCTTGTGCCACGTCGCCTCTGCAAACGGGTCATCGGCTTCGTCGGCCTTGAAAACACAACCGAAGAAAGCCGGGTCTAGCTTTGGGTCTGCGGCGCACCGCTCGGCGTATGTCCGCTGCTCCCACCAGAGTGCTTTGCGGTCCAACTCCCCGGCCGTGGTGATGGACAGCAGCAGCGGCTGCCGGCGGGAAGCACCGCCGTACCTGAGCGCGTCCCACAGGCGGCGATCGCGTTGGGCGTGGAGCTCGTCAAAGAGCAGGGCGTGAATGTTCAGCCCTTCAGCCCGAAACGCATCGGCACTCAGCACCCGGTAAAACGAGTTGCTGGCCCGGTGAATGATCGTCTTCCGCGAGTCCACCACCTCAAGCACCTTGGACAGGGCAGGCGAAGCCCGCACCATCGCTGCGGCCTCCCTGTAGATGATGCCAGCGGATTCTCGGTCAGTGCATGCCCCGTAGACTTCGGCCCCTGGCTCCTCGTCGGCCAATAGCATGTACAGGGCGATGCCAGCAAGCAACGTGCTCTTTCCGTTCTTCTTCGGCACCTCAATGTAGGCCACCCGATGCTGCCGCATGCCATCGGATTTCAGCCTGCCAAAGAGCTCGCGGAAAATGTCGTGCTGCCACGGCAGTAGCGTGAATCGCTCGCCTGCGTGCTGGCCCTTGGAGTGACGTAGCACGCCTTCAAAGAACCGCACCACTCGCCGGTACTTAGCCTCGCCAGCCGGCGAAAGACTAGGCACCTTCGGAGGCGAAGAACGCTTCAAGATCGTCTTTGGGCGTTTCGGCTTTCGTCCCAAGTCGCACCCTGCTGCTCGGTGTCAGCCCAAAGTCACCCATCAGACTGGCCTGCAACACGACGAGCCCGCGATACAGACTGCCGGCGGGATTCGGTTTCACGCCACCGAGATCCGTTTTGATTGTTGGGCCGCTGGCCCTGAGCTCAAGCAGGCAGGCTTGAGCAGCTGCGTGGACTTCGCACAGCGTGGCCAACGCTTCGCCGTCGCCCGTGGTCAGCACCCCCATACTGGCAAGGATGTCAACGAGTTCGTGCCACTTGGCCACCGCAATCGGCTCAACGGCCAGGCGTTCCGGCATCGGCGGCGTGCCGGGCGGCGCGGACGGTTCGCGTTTGGCCGGGCCGCGTTGGGTGCCTTCCAAAATCTTGATGGCGGTTGGTTTCGGTTTTCGGCCCATTGCGATTGGCTTTCAAAAACGGCGTCAGATTTCTGCGGCGCGCACGCATGAGGAAACCACGGGGTTTTATAGGGGGCTCACCCCATACTTCCGACCCGCCCCCGGTCGCCGCGTTCTCGTAGCGTCTTGCGTGCGTGGCACGCGATACAAAGGCATTGCCCGTTCCCTACGTCGTACCGCTCGCCCCCTTGGCTAATGGGCGTTACGTGGTCAGCCTGGGCCTCCTTGGGCCCACCGCAAACACGACCACATTCCCTGCACCTCCAAGCGTCTCGCGTCAGCACAGCCTGCCGCCATGCCCGGTGAGCCTTGGAGCAATACCCACGGGCTGCCGCGTTTGGCCTGTTGGACTCGTCACGCTTTCGGCGTGCGACCAACCGCAGCGGCCTGTGGATTGGAATACGGTTTGGCACTTAGGACTTCATCACGACCGATACGGTGGCCGTGGCGTTGGTGTTCGCTGCCACCAGCTTGACGTACGGGAACGCATACGACGCATCAGGCAGGGCGTACGCCGTGCAATTTACGGTGCTCGGGGCCAAGGTAATAGCCGCGACTGAACCACTGGAGTCGTACAACTGGCA